AGGGTACTGGAAATTATGGTCAGATGAACTTAAGGTTTGTTGCAAATGAAGACCACCTTCTTTACAAGAACACGGATAGCTTTATCATACAAGAGTCTATAGCAAAAACTTGTCCTTTTACATTATCCGATGTACTTACAAACATAGCTAAAAGGTTTGATTGTGGATTGTTTTATGATTACGATGCTGCTGCACAACAACACATACTTAGGATAGACCCAGTGTTTGCGGTTCGTAGTGGTACAGAAAACATAAATCAGTATGTTGATGACATCAAGTCTTATAAGATAACAAATGGAGGTGACAAGGTTAAAACACTCAATATAAAAAACAAAGACTATAGCCTTTTCTTTGACGACATAGATGATGACAAGGTTACCATAGGCTCCACCACTCAAGAAATAAACACGGAGGGAATAGCTGAGTTGAAAATAGATTTAAAGTCTTCAATTTATTATAAGTCTGTTTGCGGCGAGGAAGACTTCGGTTCTTCAAATTTAAACTTTGAGGACTCGGTTGTTAGTGCTGAGGAATTAGGTTTAACACCAAACGTATTTACTAAAAATAAAGACGTGGGATTTAGGTTTGCTTATATTGACAAGCCTTTGTATAAAACAAATATGCTTGTTCCTTATATGTATCAACAAGGAACTAAGACTGATTTAAAAACTGAAGTACAAAGATTTTACGCTAATTACAACTGGGGGTTCTCGGGAATAAACATAGGGGGGCAACATATATTTAACGGTAGGTTGTTCAACTATAATAATTCTGGTTGGAACTTAATGTTTGAAAACGAGAGTGGAGCTGTAACAGACACGTATAGTCAAATATTCGCAGTATCGGAAAAGATAATACAATCTGAATTTCCGAGTATTGAGTTTGATATGGTTGTACCTACAGACCAACTTAACAACCTGAGCTTCTTCCTAAAGGAGTTTACGGCAAGCAAGATGACTGGCGGAACTATATACGTTAAGAGTGCTAAGGGAGACGTATATGAAGACTATGCATACCTCACAATAGAGGCACTGTTGAAATAATTGTAAATTAAATCATATGGCTACTTACAACGACTATCCTCAATCTGCTACCAACAATGCTAAGAAAGCTCTTAGATGGAAGAAGGAATATAAGGATGAGGTCAAGGGTATGACATCTGTAGGGTGGGCGAGAGCCAACCAATTAGCATCAAGAAGAAAACTAAGTTATGAAACCATTGCTCGTATGGCTGCGTTTAATCGTCATCGTAAAAATTCTGCGATTGACCCAAAGTTTAAAGATACGCCTTGGAAGGATAGAGGGTATGTTGCTTGGCTCGGTTGGGGTGGCACATCGGGAATTAACTGGGCAATTAAGAAGGCTGAATCCATACGAAAGGGAACGGTAAAGGCTGAGGTTGAAGTATCTAATATGCCTTGGGGCGATAGAAAAAAGAAAGACAATGGATAAATTACCATTATTTGATATAACATTAAAGGACATTGAGCAGGGTATGTATAAAATATCCCTTGTTGATAAGCCTGCAATAGAAGAAAACTTTATATACTTCAATGAAACTAAGGTTACTGAGAAGATAAATATGTTTGCCTCTGACGAGAAGAAAGAGTTAGTAGGGCCTATAATGATTCCTAACAAGGAAATCTTACGTTATGACCAAGAAGTTGGTTACTACTATGTACGCTTCACAGAGGAGACTATAAAAGAAATTATGTACAAGTACTCTAAGGAGGGCTTGTTCAACGCATTTGGTATTAACCATTCCTACGATACGGATGAGGTGGTTATGCTTGAAGTTTGGATGAAAGAAGGTGAGTACGACAAGTCAATGAACTACGGCTTTGACCTTCCAAACGGAACAGTATTCGTTAAGGCTAAAGTTGAGTCTGACGAATTATTTACTTCAATCAAAGATGGTGAGATAAATGGTTTCTCCATTGAGATTAAGGCTGATATTAAACAAATATATAAAGAAGAAGAAATGAACGAATTTAGTTTTGGCAAAGAACTTGGAAAGTTGGAGGCTCAGTTAGAGTCTAACGCTAACAAGTACGAAGCAAGGATTGAAGCTTTGGAGAACGAGAATAACGTACTCTTGGAAGCTGTAAGCTCTTTTGAAGATAAGTTTGCTGGCATTGATGAATTAAAAAATGCCATTGAAATGATTCAGAAGCACATTGAATCTATGGAAGTTCCTGTTGAAGAGGAAATCGTAGAAGAGGTGATGGAAGAAAAACAACCCGAAGAAGTTATGGCTGAAGAGCCTAAAGAAGACGAAGAGGTTGTAGTTGAAAAAGTTGAAGAGAAGTATTCCGCTGAGGAAGAAACTAACGAGTTGGAAGTTGAGGAGCAATTTGCTGCTGAACAGAAGGCTGAAGAGGTATCAGAATCGGTAGAAGACAAGACAATTTATTATAGTAGTATCACTCCAGAGAAGGTTGATATGATTAATAAGTTCTTCAACCGCAAGTAATTATTGTAAATTAAGTAAAACAAAACATTTTTAAAATTAAATAAAATGAGTGTAACTATTTCAAACTTACCATACGGAGACAGACGACCAGATTTGTTCATTGACTCTATGGTAAAATCAGCGGCTGTATTAAACCGCTTTCGTTTAGTTGATGGTGTTAAAGCCAAAGTAAACGTACCTATTTTTGATGCCGCATTAACTTTCGGTAGCGACCTTTGTGTGTTTGACCCACAATCTACTGCATCTATTGCTGAAAAAGAAATGACTGTTGCTACATATAAGTGGTCTTTCCTAAACTGTAAGTCTGCTCTTGAAGCTTCTTACCGTGGCTTGTTGCTAAAGAAAGGTCAGAACAATCCAGAGACTATGGATTCTGACTTTAAAGATTGGGTATTTGATTACTTCGCAAAATTGTCTTCTGAAAAAGCTCTTCAATTAGCTGGTACTGAGTTGACTGTTGAGATGGCTGCTGATGCTGCTGTATTAGACTTTGATACTGATGCTGTACTTACTTCTGCAAACATCCTTGACAAATTGGAAGGTGCTTACGGAGCAATGAGTGACGTAATGTTGTCTGCTGTTTATGGAGATGCTGACCGTGATTTCAAACCTGTAATCTTCTTGGGAACTGCTGCTATGCAACACTACCAGATTGCTATTGCTGGATTGTACACTACTACTGCACAAGGTGTTGTTGAAGGTTCTATCCCTGCTTACTACGGTATGGAAGTTGCTCACTTTGCATCTATGCCTGCTAACGAATTTATGATTGCTGCTCCACAGAACTTAGTTATGTTGACTGATGAGTACAATGATGTTCGCGCAATTGATATGAAGTATGAAGCTGAATTATCTTCTGATAAGATTTGGGGACAGTTCAAGTTAGGTTTCTCTTACCTTAAAGGTGAAGAAATTGTCTACGCTAAGAACTTCGCATAATTAAATAAATAACGAGGGGAGGGTAATTCCTCCCCTTAACTTAAAAAATAAAATAATGGCTTGTACTGTAACCCTTGCTGCTATCTCTTACTCTTGTGATGACTTGGGTATTGGAGGTATAGTAAACCTACACGTAGCATCTAGAGCTGAGGCTTTAACTGCTATCACAACTAAGGATGATGCAACTCGTGTTGTGTCTGCTGGTGGTGTAATTGCTGGTGTTGTAACACTAAACTTTAACTTAAAGGATGGCTTCTCTGCTTTTTCTGAAGTTAAGACTGTTGACCCGTCTGGTGGATTTTCTACTGTTCCTACTATTGTAGCTGAGTTTCCTAAGATGGATGCTCTTAAAATTACCGCTTTAGACGAAATGTCTAACGGCCCTAAAGAAATGGTTGCTCTTGTTGAGACTGCTGCTGGTACTTACCACATCATAGGCCTTGACCACGGAGTATATGTTTCTTCTGTTGATGGTGCTTCTGGAACTGGTCGTACTGATAAGAATCGTTTCCAACTTACCATCACTGGTGAAGAGAACGGACTTTCTTACAGCGCAACTAAACCTGTTTTTGATAGTCTTCTAGCTTAATAGCAAATCTTGTAAATTAACTCAAGGGGGCAGGGCAAAACCTTGCTCCCTTTTTTATTCAAAAAACTATGGGATTTAATTGCAGCATACTACTTAGCGACATTGATATAAACTGCTCTAAGAGAGTTACAGGTGGCGTCAAGAAAGCTATACTTCTTTTACAAAAAGATTTAACAATTACTTTTGATCCTACTGATGAGACAACAGTTACTCAAGTAGACACCGTTGATACTGTTTCCTTTGCGTTTAATCCAAAAGATGGCACTACTACATTCTCAGAGAATAAAAGCACCTCTAATGGCTTAGGAGTCGTTACAACAGACTTAACAATCCAAACACCAGCTGTAGATAACAAGGTTAATCAGATTGACCTTATGTCTCGCAGAGAAGATATCGTATGTGTAATGCTACACAACAATGACTCTGTAACCATTTCGGGATGGATGGACGGATTGACAATGAACTATGAGGCTAATGCAGGTACAGGAGTATCTGAAAAGTCTTATGTAAACATCACACTAAACACCGTAAGCGGAATTGCTTCCTTGGTGCTTGATGATAAAACACCTTTTTCTGACCAAACTATCTTCAATTAATGGGATACTTATTCAATAGCGGTATTGGTTACAACGCTGATGCTGTAACTACAGGTACTACTGATTACGCTTATTTAAACACAGGTTATTCATCAGATGCGGTTACAATACCTTCTGAAGTAATTGATTACCTATATGTGCTTGAAGGCTATGAAGGTGCTATTTTAAATTCTATTGAAGGAGCAGGATTAGTATTATTTTTACAACTACACGATTAAATAAAAACAAAATATAATGGCTTACGAAACTATTGTTAAAGAAGGAAACTTCTATCAGTCTGCTACAGGAGATTATGGATTCCGTTTATTAAATGGAACAGAGTCTTCTACTGCGGGTGAAAGCTTCCGTGCTATCCAAGCATTGGAAGGAGCTGTGGTTACTACAACTACTCAAGTGGGTGATGCATTGACTGATGCAGGTCTTGGCGAAGGCACTATCATCTACGGTAAATTTGATAGCGTATCTTGCGTATCGGGCAAGATATTGGCTTATAAAGCATTGTAATGAACTATGTTAGGACTACTAAATACCGTCCTTTCAAGGGGTGGTTCACTATTAACCTATGTAAAGGATGGACTCGTTATGGCGAATAGATTTTTAACACCTCCTAAATTAACTTTTCCTGCTGATGCTTCTGCCGCTTTCAACGGCACGAGTGATTACATAGAGGCTCCACTTTTAAACGATTATAGTGGCTATAATGGCTTAACTATTTCCACTTGGATGTATTCGGGTGATTTAGACACTCCAGCAACTATCGCATCAAATTGGGGGCCGTTAGCAGATAGCGATTATGGATGGCTGATTTTTTCGGGTGCATTTTTAGATTACCGCATTTCTTTTTTACAATCTGAAAACGGGACAACATATAACCGATTAGAAAATGGAACGGACTTAAACGAAAATCAATGGTATTACATCACGTGCGTTTGGGAATCTGGGAGCGCAAAGATATACGTTGACGGAAGTTTAGATGGAAGTGACACCATCTGGGTTCCAACCGCATTAAAAGGAACCGACTACCCAACTTTAATTGGAACCGATGCAGACGGAGTCGGTGGCGCAATTATTCGCCACTTCAACGGCAACCTCGCAAACGTCGCAATATGGAACCGCGCACTTTCAAGCGACGAGATAAATTCCGTGATGTGGAAAAGCTACACTCAGTTAGCTACCACAGAGAAGGGTGGATTACAGGCTTGGTACTCATTAGAAGAAGCAGAGCTATTAAGCGGTACAAGCACTGCTACGCTCACAGAATACGCTAAGGTTAACAAACTTACATTTGAGTCTCCTGCGTGCGTACAGACGGCTTTAAATGGCTTACCAGATATTACTGATGCAAGACTATACTCTGCTAACTACGATATCAGAGTAAGTGCTGATGGTGGTGATGTAGAATCTTTATCTTGTGTTGAAACAGAATTAAACGCTATACTATGAGCAGCTTAAAAGATTTAGCGAGTCTGATTATGATTCCTTCTTTGGTGAAGGACGGTAGACTTGATACAGTAAAGCCTTTAGGCAATGGGATTATACATCCAGATGCTACAGGAAACAATGATGGTACTGATGGTAGCACACCTTCAGAGGGCAACTTCACATTTAGCAGGGGTTCAAATCTTGCGGCTACAAGGGTAGATGTTAATGGTCTTATTGAGAAGGGTAGAGAGAATCAATTCTTGTACTCTAATGTTTTTAACAATGTTGCTTGGCGAACAAATGGGTCAGCATCAGGTGGTCAAATAGATAGAAATGGAAGTACTAATGCTTGGATTGTTTCTTCAGTTCTTGGAAGTGCTTTGATTGGTTATCAAACTATAACACTTGCAGGTGTCCACACATTTTCAATTTATGTAAAGATTAATAATAGCAATGGACTTGGTATTGGTTTTGGTAGTTTGTCTAATGCAGCAAGGTTTGACATAAGTGATGCTACAAAAACAGGTGCTGTAACTGAAACAGGTCTTATTTCTTCATCACAAGAATATGTAGGTAATAATTTTTATCATTTATCAGTCACGGCAAATATGTCGGGTTCTACTCAAATGAGAATGTATCTTACTACTGCTGATGGAACTGCAAGTGATGCTCAAGGTGGGGCACAAATTGTACAAGACGCTCAATTAGAGCAATCATTAGTTGCTACTGACTACATTGAGACAGGTGCTTCTACTGCACAAAGTGGTATATTAGAGGACTTACCGAGATTAGATTATAGTGGTGGTGCTTCGTGTCCTTCGCTTAAACTTGAGCCTCAACGGACTAATCGTGTAACTGATAGTGAATATCTTAACGGGACTTGGTCGGAAAATCGCTCTACATTGATTGTAAATGATGACACATCTCCTGAAGGCGTAAATAATGCTACTAAACTACAAGAGGATACAACTGCATCTAATACTCATTTTACTGGTAAAGGATATAGTTATGTAAGCGGCACTACTTATTCTTGGTCGGTTTATGCAAAAGCAGATGGTCGTGATGAAATTGCAATTCAGCAAGGCAATCCTAGTGTAGTTAGTTTTAATGCGGTATTTAATTTTACAAGTGAGACTGCAGCTAATTTCGGGAATGGTACTGCAAGAATTGAGGATGCAGGTAATGGATGGTACAGATGTATCATTGAGGGTACTACTGCGCTTTTAAGTTCGGGAACAAACATAAATGTGTTTTTAAGAAGTGGTAATTCAACCACATATACAGGAGATGGCACATCGGGAGTGCTTCTTTACGGATTTCAACTTGAAGCAGGAAGTTACCCTACAAGTTACATACCTACATATGGTTCTGCGGTTACGAGGTCGCAAGATTATGTAGGTGTTGTTGATGTTTCATCTCTTGGAGTTACAACGGGATATACTGTATTCTATGATTTAGATACAAGTACTTTAGACCCCACAACTTGGCTTATTCAAAGAGATGCAAGTGGTGATTATTTGTGGCAACAATATGGAAATACTGCAATCTTAAATACTGCAAGTGGAGGCGTTTATCCATTTAATTTGGTTTCGGGTAGAAATAAAGCAGCAATAGCATTTGATGGCACAAACATTACTACTTTTTTAAATGGAATTAAAGTAGGAACTTTTGTAGCGGCATCTGCTTGGAATACTTTCGGGATTTTAAACTTAAATAACAATCCTACAAAAGTAAATTGGAAGCAACTCCTTGTATTCCCTACGGCATTAACTGATAGCGAGTGTATCGCTCTAACTTCTTAAAATAGCATACAATGTCAATATACGACAAATCAAGTTTGGTCTTAATACCAAGCGGTACAAAGACAGGAAAGGTCTACTCGCAGAAGCCTACTAATGGTGATGGTGATTTTACTTTCACT